AAATATTCTTAATGTATTTGTTGAAGAACCTAAATTACCACTAGCAAAAGAAGCAGTGATTGATTGTAAAGTACCCCTGTTAGATGATGCTGTAATTGTTCCATAAACATAAGTTCCATCAGCTTTTAAAATTTTTAATCTTCTATTAACATGATAGATCGCAGTAATATCAACACTACTTGCTATAGTAAATTGTGTTGTTGAAACCCAAGCTGGAACATAAGCTGAATCTCCATCTCCATATTCTATCCATTGACTATCATTAAACCACTCTCTAGTATTTTTCATTAATGCTCTAATTGCATTATTCAAATCACTAGGTAACATTCCCTCTGCTGTATTTATTCCATTTAAAGAAGTGTTACTTGCTTGTGTTGTTGAGTAGTCTTTTATTCCTGCCATTTATTTTCTCCTAATTCATAAACCAACTAAATGCTTTATCGCTTTCAGTATTATTTTTGTTAATTAATGTATTTACTGCTTCTTCTATTTGTCTTTGAAAAAACTCTTGAGTTTCAATTGAGTAACGAACATTATCTATATTAATTTTTTCACTCATTATCTTTCCCCACCTTGACTAGCTTTTAAATCTATTCCTTGTGCATGACTCCAAACTGTTCCAGCAGGTACTTTTACATTTGCTCTAAAGTATCTACCAGATTGTCTTACTGGACTTATGCCTGTTGTATTTGTTGTACTTGATGCAGAAGTTGTAACTGCATCAGATAATTTATCTCTAGTTTTAACTGTAACATTTGCAGTTGCATCAACAATTGGTCTTATACCAATTACATTTGCTCTTAATCCTGGAAATAACTCTTGTTCTCTAGTTTCTAATTCAGCTTCTAAATTTGTTCCAGAAAAAATAGCTGCTTTAAAGTTTTCATCAATAGCACCTAATTTTAAATGTCCTGTTGTCCAATAAGGTGTGTCTAATGAAATATTAATTTCATCTAAGTTTTCAGATATTAAATCCATTAACTCAACTGTATTAAAACTTACAAACTGTTCAAAAATTTGTGATGCTTTTACATTAGCTGTACTCCATTTTTGAGTAACATAATTGTAAATTAATAATTTATCACAAATACCAGTAGTGTTTCCTGTGTTGTCTTTACTTGGATATAACCATATCGCTAAAGTATTAAAAGGATCTACTGCTGCTGTTATTCTATCAGCAAATGCCTTGTTTAAATCTAAATCAAAAAATCTATTAACTTTTTCTGCACCTATCGGTAATACTTGGTCGCCATTGATTTGAAAAAATCCATCATCTGCATAAAAGAAAACTTGTCTATTATCTTGGCAAACTGTTTGTCCATAAACAGCTCCTCTATTTGGAGAGATTACTGAGAAACGAAATATTGTTGCTCCTCCAACAAAGTCAAGCCTTGTGATTTGATTTTGCCTAAATATATAACCAACCTCACCAGAGGTTATGGCAACTACCTGTCCACCTGAACCTGGTAACTCTTGAGTATCTGATGATTTAACTCCAGCTTCCCAAGTTGAAATATCGTTTAAACCTGACCATGCAATTTTATTTTTTGCATTTTCAATATTACCTGTTACTAAAAAATCTCTTACTACTCCTGAAACTCTAAACTTAGCAGGTACAGTTCCACTTCCTTGTGAGTTTGCCAAAGATTGTAATGTTGCAAAGTTAGTTGAAGTACCCATTAAGTAATACATTGGAGGATTAACTCCATTACTTGCTATTACAAATTGTCCAAATTGAGTAAATGTAAAAAAGTCTGTGTCAGTACCTGATATAGTTAAACTACCTTTAACACTTGTAAAAGTACCAGATGTTAATTTATAAATATTGTCTTTAGTTCCTACAAAAGTAAATACTGTATTTGTATTATCTCTAAAACTACCTGCACCTTTTGCATTTTGTGTAACAGTTGATGCACCACTATAAGGTACTAAACCTTTAACAGGTTTATAACTTGATTGTGCATGATAAACATTAGTTGCTACTGTTGCACCTGGATTTAAATTATCTGGTTGGTCTGGCAACCATTCGCCAAAAGGTAATTGCATATTTTCCTATTATAAAGTTGAAATAAATGGAGATGGTACAGAAGTTACAGTTCTTACTTGTAAAGGACTTCCATTGTATTCATCTTCTCTATCATTTAATTCTAATCTCTCAAGTGCTGTTGCAAACATTTGTTGCCATGTTTGAATTTGTTGAGGATTGATACCACCTAAAAAGTTCGCTGCATGAAACAAAGAACCATACAAATAAATTGCAGGGTGATTTTCTAAAATAAAATTTGTTGCAACAGTTGAACTTAGAGCTGGAAATTTTTTAAAGTAATTCATTACAGCAGTATAAGTTGCATCTGGTTTTGGAGAAAATCTTAATGTATCTCCTAAAATTGTAAATGTAGTTGGCAAACCAGTAGTAGATGTTCCACTTGTAGTGTCCATTGATGATGGTGTTGTATAAACTAAAGGAGTTTTAGTTTGACCACTTAATATGTAAAAATTTCTAATTTGTAAAAAGTCTGTTGGCAAAGCTGCTGTTTCTGCATTAACAGTTATATTAACTTGAGCTATCATTGATCTAACTCTTAATTTAGAATTAAGATCAGCTTCTGTTAGTTTAATAAAATCATCTTGTATCTCAGTAGTTAAATCTGATCTGTTAAGCCAGTTTGCTATTGATGCTTTTAAAGTTGTGTATGTAGTTAGTGCCATTATAAATTGCCCTCTGCTGTTCTAAAATATCTAAATTCAGAACTGTTTAATTTTTCTCTTAATATTTTTTTCTGTATATCTCTTGGTAATTCAAACCAATTACCTTTGTTTTGATCTTTATGATATTCTTTGCACCATATCTCAAGAACAACTACTGGTATTGATGCAACTCTTTTTAATCCCTTATCAGGACTATAGCCATCATTTTGATTATATAATCTTTTATTATTTTCTAAAATAGGCTTAACATCTATTGATCTTTTTTGAACAACACCATCTGCACCATTATCTAAAAAAGTTTCTGTGATGCCTTTTTCGTCTGTTTCTTGACTTATTTTTTTCATCTACCTTGACCTTTATATCTAGTCATTTTCATTTGTCTTTTTTCTGACTTATTTAAACTTTTTTTATGTACTCCAGGTCTTTTTTTTGGTTTATCTCTAGGTACAAAATGAGTAAATTTTACTCTTGCCACTAAGCACCCATTTCAGTAACAGAAATGACAGCATTATCTGCACCTAAAGCAGCTACTTTTTCACCTGGAGAAACTTTAAAAATTTCTGGTTGATCTGCTGGTATAAAAATATGATCAGCAGTTGCAGTTGGAGCTGCACCAAAGATAATATGAAAGTCTGTTGAAGCAGCTATTCTAACATATTCAGTTTGTGAACCAAAAGCAGATGAAGCAACAGATGCTGCTGTTCCTGCCATAGTTATTTTTTGTATTGTTCCTGGTCTAAGACCATAATTAAAACTCATAATTTATTTTCCTTTATATTTAATATTTTCTTTTTTTTATTTTTTTTGTTTTTTTCTTTTTACCTTTTTTCTTAGATGGTCGTCCTTTTTTAGAACCATAAGTTCCCATTCCCATTGGCATAATTTATTTCCTTTTTAAGTTAATTGGTATTTGTGGGAGAAATATCGCTAGACAGGATCTCCCACAAAGATTGTAATTATCTTCTGATAACAAAAGTTATTTCCATTTTAGAAGCATTTGTTGAACCACCATTAGTGATACATTCAATTGTTCCATCTTCTTCAACTCTATTAGCAGCAGTTGGTTCTGATGTTGCAACTCTACCTGCTGATCCTGAAGCTGTATGGCTAATTCCACCATTAGTTACTGCAACACCACCTATTTCAAAAGAGATAGCTGCTGTTCCTGTAGTAGTAGCTTTGTTATGTGTAATAATTTTAATTATTCTTCCACCATCAGGTACACAAACAAAAGTTGATGATCCAGTTGATACATCTGGAATTGCAGATGTTATAAAGTAGTCGTTTAGTGTTCTCATGTTATTTTCCTATTTTTGTATTGCTTCGTTCCGATTATAAAATCTTCAAAGAAAACAAAATTGTTTATTAATAAATAAGAGGGGAAATTAATCCCCTCCTATAAATGTTTTGATTAAGCTGTTGTTAAATCAAATACAGCACCACTTGCTTTTTCGTTTTTAGAAACAAGTGTGTATTCTGCTAACATAGCTTTTTTCTGTGCATCACCAGTTACTGCAAGATCCATAAGTTGGAAATCTCTTAGAAAGGCAACTGCCCACATATCAGGTGACAGTACAAAACAATCTCTACTTCTTGATAGTCTGTTAGGTACTACAGTCATTGATCCAAAGTCTGACTCATAAATGTCAATAGCAGCAACAAGTCTTTTGTCTTCTGCTGAAGTCATTTTAGTAGAGCCACCAGTAAATCCTGATAGTTTTTGTTTGTTGAAAGCACCAAGCATAATCATTGATGGATCTCCACCATTAACCCATGTTTGTGAAACAACATCTTTTAGTTGTGCTTCAGTAAAGGCTCTTTGTGTTCCATCAGTTCTAAGTGTACCTGGAGTATCAACTGCACCACCACCTGGATTGAATTGTCCATTCGCACCATTAGCTGCTTTGTTAGTGTTACCTTGAATCCAAGAAGCAAGACCAGCTAAAGTTCTAGCTGCTGCTGCTCCACCTGCATCTCTTGATTGGTTGTTACAAAGAACAAGCTCCATATCTCTTTTAAGTTCTTTTGAACTTTTTGAGATTTGGTATGCTAGTTCGTTATTTCTTCCAGCACTATTTACAGTATCTTGCGTACCAGAAACAATTACAGATTTTCTTGAAATCTGAGTTTGGTTATTGATTCTGACAGTTGGAGTTACTGCTAAGAAAGCGATTTCATCACCCTCTATTTGAGCATTAGTTGCTGCTGCTGTTAGTGCATCAGTCTGCCACTCATGTAAAGTGCCAGATGCTTTTTCTTTTCCAATTGAACTCATGAAAGGAGTATCAGTAGGAGAGATATTATAGATTATATCTGATAAATCTTCTCTATTACCAATAGCTGCATAAGTTTGGAATGTATTTGCTACGATTGCCATAGTTTTTTTTTCCTTTTATGTTGAGGTTATTTATTGTTAATCATATCTAAAAATACATCTTGAGCAGCTTTCATACTGCCAGATTTTTTTAGACGACTAAATTTTTCTCTCCTCAATTTTAAGTTAGATTCACTTTTGCCTTGTTTGACTCCAGAAGAAAATACTTTGCCAGGTTTAGAAATCTTTTTAGCCAAATTCGGTTTTGAATTTTGCAAATTTCTATACTTCATAGCATCATTAACCAACATTACTATTCTATGATCGTACACTTGAGCAACTTCTTGGTCGTTAAAACCATAATTGTTAAGTGTGCTTTTCATATTAGCTTTTAAACTTGAAACTTTTGCAGGATCAGTAAATTCTGGCATTTTCTTTTCCAGTAATTGTTTTTGTTCTTGCAAGAAAGTATCAAATTGTACTTTTTGTTCAGCTTGAGTTTTAGCTTTAACAGAATCAAGTCTTTCTTGTTTCTTTCTAAGCCTATGTTCAACCCTCATAGCTTCTGTCGGATCATCTTCGTACATTTGTTCTAAATCAACAGAATTTTTTTCTGCGTTTAGTTCTTTTTGAGCCATAGACATCAATTCATTAACTTGATTAAGTTTTTGAGAATAGTTTAGTCTTTGCTTTTCAGACTCAGATTGAAAATTCTTTCTTTGATTAGAAAGTTCTTCAGTCTTTTGTCTATAGTCAGCATCTCTTGAGTAACCATTTCTCAACTCATCAAGGGTAACTTCTAATTCTTGACCTGCAACTTTTACCTTGTAGGTGGAATCTTCTAGTTTCTCTTGAGTATCAATCTGTTCTTCGTCTTGAGATACATCTTGTTCAGAAACTTCTTCTTGTTCAGATTCAGTTTCTTCACTTATTTCCTGTTCCTGTGGTTGATCTTCTTGAGATTCCACATTTTCTGGTTCAGGAGAATTTTGTTTAATTTCTTCTTTAGGTGGTTCTTGTTGTCCAATAGTTTCTTCTTCTTTAGGATTTAATAAACCATCTAATGCTTTTGTTGCTTTTTGCAAATCAGTTTCAGATCCTTGTAATGGGTTGCCTTGATTTTCTGACATTGTTTTTCCTTTTTAAGTTAAGCTCCTCTTGTGAGGTTGGCTTATCCTAAACTTGATTGTTTAGAATTTTTTATTTTTAGTTTGATTTCTAAAATCTTCTAATTGTTTTGATGCAAGTTTCCCTGTATCAATCATTTCAATTAAATTCTGTTCTACTTTGCCTACCATTTGATATGCTAACCAAAGTTTTTCTCTGGTTTCATTTTCTTTTGCACCAGTATTAAATAAACTATTAGAATATAATTCTCTTAGTTTATCAAATGATTCTTTTAATAATGGATTATCAAAAAGTTGTTTAGCTTTGTTCGCCTGGCTTAATTCCTGGTTGAGCTTGTCCTGTTCTTGGTTGTTCATCAGTTTTATCTATCTGTTGTGATAATTTGTTTGCTGACTGTTCTGCTGCAAAAAATGCTTTACCTCTGTTTGAAACAATAACTTTGTCTAGTTCTGCTTCAGCTTTAAGTTTAGCACTATCAATTTGAGTAGTATATTTTAGCTCCATCTCTTTGATTTTAGTTTCAAAATCCAAAACATTAGCAGCATTATTGCTTTTAAGTTTTTTCATTTCTAATTCTAATTCTGCAAGTTTTCGTTTTTCTTCACTTGCTATTCTAGTAAATTCTATTTTCTCAATAGGAGTTGGTTTAGGTTCAGGTTTAGGTTGAACCATTTGTTTTCCTTGATCTGGATTAACAAAGTAATTTTCAACATTTTTAAGACCAGCATTTTCAACAATCTTAGTTAAACTGTTGTAAATGTTTTTTAAGCTCACCATTGGGAACTCTTGACCACCTTGCAATTGAAATGCTTGAAGTTGTCTTTCTAAAATATTATTTAAAATAACAATTTGTTGATCTTTAGAACCAGCTCCAAGTCCAACTGTAATAGTAACATTATATCTGTTTTTCCATTCAGTAGGTTTGACTGGTACAAATTGATTGTTTAATTCTACAATTCTTTCTTTGTCTTGATACTTACAAGTAAGTTCAAATATTCTTTTAAATAAATCTTTAATTCCTGTTTCAGCAAATACTCTAGCAACTAATTCCATTCTCATTTGAGATTGGCTCATTAAAGTATTTACACCTGTTGCAGTTTTATTTAATGATTTTGCGTCAAGTCCTTGAGAATATCTTGTAATACCAGTTCTAGTTTCTCTAACAGTATCTAAGTATTCTAATAATGGAAATGCTTGTTGCGAAATAGTTTGTGATTGCATTGGCAGCATAACTTGACTTGGTGGTTGTTTAGTTCTTACCACTCCACCTGGTCTTGAAGTAAGTAGGTCGTCCAAGTTGACCATTCCGTCCATGATTGCAACTCTGTTATTATTAGTTAAATACATATTATCTAATAACTGTCGCATAACAGTTGATTTAACTAACTGCACATCTTCAACTAATTCTGAAACTGATCTACCATAAAATCTGTGTGGCATTGGGATTGGAGTTAAAGAACAAAAAGGAATAAAATCGCAAGGCATATTCTCTAAAATTGTATAACTACCAGAACCTGCTACTGTTACTTTTCTAAGTTCAGCAATACCATCTTCGTCCATATCCACTCTTACATAGCACTCATAGATTTCTACATCTTGTGTACTTTCATCTGGTGCATCATTTAATGGGTTTTCTTCTATGTCAGAATATCTTGTTAATCTTTCATCATTTAAAAGAACTGTACTTTGAGTTGGAAGATCATCTACAACATCTCTATCAAAACCCATTTCAATTAAATCGGATCTTGTTTTTAAAACTCTATGTGCAACAAAAGTTGCATCTTCAATATTCTTTGCAGACTTTTGAATTAAAAATTCTTCAGGTGGTATGTTTTCTATTTTAACTTTACCATAATTATTTGTTCTTTTAATAATCACATTATGGATCATTGGAATAGGTTGCTCAGGTAACTCTTGACCTTGTTGTTCTGCTAAAGCTCTTAGTTGTTCTAATTGTGCTTTTGCTTTTTCATCTTCAATAGATTCTTCTTCAACAACTTCTACATTATCACTATCTAATAATAATGAATATTCTTGGTCATTTAAATTTTCATAAGTTTCTTGCTCAACCTTTTTACTGTCGTCCCAATAAACTTTGACAATACCATTTTTCTCAATCAACGCATCTTTGAACCATGTGTATAAAATTGAGAAACCTGGATTGTCTTTATTAAAAATATAATTTACATAATTAGTTACTTGTTCAGCTTGTGCCACATCTTCCGATTTTACTGGCTCACATTTAATTACTTGATCTGATGCTGTAAAAATTTTAAGTAAATTAGGTAAAATAGTTTCAATAGTGTCAGCTACATCTGTGCTAACGACTTGTGATCTACCATCAATCTCAGTACCTAATGGTTCTCCCATATAGTATTCTAAAGATTTTTTTCTTTGAGATGATAGGTTTCCACCCATATAACCCATAGAGTTATTAATCTCTTTGCTTATAATATTTTTTAATTCTAATTCTGTTATTTTTTCTGCCATATTAAACTATATAATTTGTTTCAACTGGAATTGTTGATTTCCAATCACTAACTTCTACACCCTCACCTACTATGCCTGTTCTAAAAGAATCAGCACAATGAGAAGCATAGTTGTGCAGAGGTTTATTTCTAAAACATTGATTTTTGTCGTCCCATCTTTTTTGGTAAGCCTTTAAATTCTCAAGAGCTTTTTGACATTTATTTTTATCAAACCAACAATTAGGAAGTGTTTTTCTGACAGCTTCAATTCCATCTTCTATAGATAGTTTTGGTGCTACTTCAAAAGCAATACCTAATTCCAAAGCACTCTCTAATCTTGATTTACCAAAATTACCAATCTCCCTGACTTTAATATCATGGGGAGCTATATGCCTTGAATACTCATATTCTTTTCTATTAATGACATCTACATAGTGATCTAAACCCTCACCAGCAGATTCATAATAATCTATTAATCTGATCTCTCCTTTGTACCTTTGGACAAACCATATTGCTGTACTGTCATTTAAGCCTAAATCCCACCATGTTTCAGTATCTAGGTTGTCATCATACAGATTGTCTGTAATTCGTCCCTTAGACTCTAGCAGCTCTATTGAAGCACCATAATAAGAACCTGTTATTGCAGCTTGAAAACTGCACTCAAATTCTTGGTCATATAAATCTTCTGACATCATTTGCTTTGCAGCAACTAATTCATCAGGATCTAATATATTTGTATCACTAGCTTTAAATAATCCTGAGTACCAATCTTTATTTTTTTGTGCATCTTTATAAAGTTGATAGAAATAATTTCTACCTTTTGGAGTACCAATAAATACGCACCAACCTTTTCGGTCTGCCAAAGCTGGTCTTATGACTTCAGGGAAAATAGTTGGTTTAATAGATTGTGTTTCATCAAAAACACAACCATCTAAAAATATACCTCTAAGAGCTTGATCGTTCTCAGCTCCAAGAATTGTTATCCTTGAGCCATTAGGAAGATCGCATCTCAATTCTGACTCATTAAATTTTGTACCAGGTATCTTACCTGCAAATTGTTTTATGTAGTCCCAAGCAGTAGATTTACCTTGTTTAAATGTTGGCGATATAAAGGCATATCTAGGGTTTGGCAAAGGACAAGTAAGAGCTGCTTTAATCATGTGGTTAACAAGCATCACCGTCTTACCACTTCGTCTGTGTGCAACGATTACATTAAATCGGTGCTTATCAATTTCTTTGTGCAAAAAATTTTGCAATTCTCTTGGTTTATATGGAATGACTATTTCTGGCATTTTAAAACAAAACCCCCCTAATGTACTGTAACTCCTTGAGGTACATTTAATAATTGTTCAATGCCAAGATCGTCCATAATATGATGAGAGAAATATCTACATTCTCTAAGATCATTAAATCCACCAAAGTGAACAACAACAGAGTTGCTGCTTTCCATAATATAAATTACTGCTGAGTAACCTTTTTCTCTGTCGTCAAAATCCATCATTTCCTTGTTCTGGATTTTTTTTTTGTGCTAAGTAATTCTAAAAAGAACTGATATTCTTTATCACTTATTACACCTTTTTTATTTCCAGGCATAACTGTGTTGTTTTGTTGTCTTTGTTTTAATTTTTTCATAGCTTTTTCAAAAGCTGTTTCTTCTTCTTTTTTTTTTACCATTGTGATTTCCTTGTTTAGTTGTGTGTAGGTCGTATCAATATATTTATAAGTACCGAACTTTTTTTTGGTGGTGGGTCGCTATAAAACCCCCCAAATCCTCAGATTTAAACCATTTTAAAAAAGCATTTGATTGCTAATCAATTGGTATTGACCTGGAATTATTGTTTTTACTTACTTATTAAATCTTATGTTGCTTTGGTGTTGCTTATTAATTTTATGATCTATTACTATGCACTTGCAAGTTGCAATAATATCAATTCATTAACTATAAATGTACTGTATAAATTTGCGTCTGCATCATTAATAAAATTAACAATAATCTAAGTATTACTTAGCTTTTATTACTGCTGCCATTTAATCTCTATTGGTTTATCTCCACCATTTAGAGTCAATTTAGTATCTTTTCCATACCTAACAGGACTTAAAACAGAGCTTAACCACTTAGCATTAGATTGCATTTCTTTTATTAAATGAGCAAATGGTAAAGAGTTGTCCATCTTACCAGAGTTCTCAAGTGTATTAATAGAGTCCATTAATTTATCTTGAGCTTCTGCAATAACCATTTCAATACCAATCTTTTTGCAAGTATAGTATTGATCTTGTAATTTCTCACTATCTTTTAATTTCTGACTAAATGTAGCCCATGAAACCATTGTCGGATCTTTACAAATCTTCCTAATACTTTCACCATTACAAAGCCTATTTAAAATAGTCTTTTCAATTGTCTTATTATATTTAATATTTGCCATAGTTTATAATTATTCTAATGTGTTTATTATGTTGTATTTTTACAACAGTTGCATAATTGCAACAGTATTTAATTCTCTTTATAGTTGTTTCTCTGATATTAATTAATTTAATATGATGTTGTCATTTAGTTGACATCAATAGTTGCTCTGGTATTAATTCATCATGATTCAAATTAAACCAATTAACAAAGGAGAAAACATGAATCAAGTTGAACAAGTAGAAAAAAAAAAAGCAATAAAAGAAAATACAATTAAGAATTTTATTGCTGATCAATATGTATTTAAAGATAATAAAATTACTATTGTAAATGAGTATAGTGATTCTAATCCAACTATGAACAGTGTTGAGAGTTCAAGAATGAATCATTATAAAGTAACCTTAAAAAGAAAATTTAGATTAAATGGAAATCATTTAGACACTAGATATGGTTATAAACAAATGACTTTATTTTTTAGTCAAGGTTACGGAATTAGTGGTGAACCTACTTTAGACAGTGTTCTTGATTGTTTAAAAAGTGATTATCTTTGTGCAACAGATGGATTTGAAGAATTTTGTTCTAATTGTGGTTATAGTGAAGATTCTATTAGATCACTTAAAACATTTAAGAACATACAAAAACAATCTAAAAAACTAAAAACTTTTTTAGGTGACAGTTTTAATCAATTATTAAATTGCGATTCATAATTAATTTAACAGGGAGGTAAAATGAATAATCCAGACAAAATACAAGAATATTTAGATAATAAAAAAGTCTTAATTTATCATGGGTCAGATAAAAAAGATTACAAATATTATATTGAAGAAATAAATGGTGATCTAGTTTCTATTGTAGTTGATGCACCAATTGAAACTTCATATTGGTATAGTGATCATCAAAAATGGACTCTAAATATGTATAATCTTTTATCATATTCCAAAGAAACAAACCAAAAAGCAAATTGGGGTAAAAAAGTAAATTGGAGGTTAAATGATTAGAGCTATATATTTCGCATTATGCTTTGGACTAGCTTTATTCGGTCTATTAGTTGTAAGTCATATAAGCATACCAATTGGATTGAGTATGTTTTTTATATTTATAAT